GAATGGTATTGAACCACCAAGAGCATTGGTATCGTACAAACAAAGTAAGGATGGAGTAATGGCTCAGGTTGTACCTGGATATCACCACCTTAAAAACAAGTATGACTTACTGTGGGACCAAAAGTCACCAGAAGGATATTTAACGATATGTGGAATACTACAAAAATATATCGACCAAGGAATATCAGTCAATACATCTTACAACCCTGAACACTTTGAAGATAATAAAGTGCCAATGTCTGTAATGATAACTGACTTAATCACAGCATACAAATATGGATTAAAACAATTATACTATTTCAACACTTTCGACGGAGCGGGTGAAATGAAAGAAGATGAACATCATACGTATGATGGTACAGAAATAATAGAAGAGGATGATTGTGATTCATGCAAAATTTAAAAGATAAGATAAATCAAAGAATGGATATCCTGCAAGATTGGATGGAGCAAGATTATCATTTAAAAAGACCCGAAGTGGTATATGACCATACCTTAAGTATAAGTAAATTTTGGTCAGTACTTTCTGAAGAAGACAAAGAATATATACAATGTGCACAAGATGCAATAGAAACAAAATCAATAATTTCATGGAGACCTGATGTCAGTACTGGAAAAAAATAAAAAATCACACTTAACACGCAATATGTTTTTCGATAATGGAGTTGACATCGCAAGATACGACCAAGTCAAATACCCACAATTAGAAAAAATTACTGATAAACAATTAGGCTTTTTCTGGAGACCAGAAGAAGTTGATGTATCTAAAGATAAAAAAGACTTCGGAGAATTAACTGCTCATGAAAAACACATCTTCACATCGAACCTCAAACGTCAAATATTATTGGACTCTGTACAAGGTCGGGCCCCGAACCTTGCTTTCCTTCCTATTTCTTCGTTACCCGAAGTTGAAAATTGGATTGAAACTTGGTCTTTTTTTGAAACGATACATTCTCGTTCCTACACTCATATTATTCGTAATATATATCCTAACCCATCTGAAGTATTTGATACAATGTTAGATATTAAAGAAATAACAAAATGTGGTACCGATATATCAAAATATTACGATGAGCTTATAGCAGATAATAATTATGCAACAAATAAAATGGACCATAAGAGGTCATTATATATGTGTATGATGAGTGCTAATGCTTTAGAAGGTATTAGGTTTTATGTTTCATTTGCATGTTCTTGGGCATTTGCTGAATTAAAAAAGATGGAAGGTAATGCAAAGATTATTAAGTTTATTGCAAGAGATGAAAATACTCATTTAGCTGCAACGACAGTTATGATAAGAAATCTAATAAAAGAAGATAAAGATTTTCAAAAGATTGCAAAGAAATATGAAGAACAAGTAGTAAAATTATTTGTCGATGTTATTGAACAAGAAAAAGAATGGGCAAGGTACTTATTCAAAGATGGTTCAATGATTGGCTTAAATGGTACTATATTAGAAAATTACGTAGAATGGATAGGGTGTAAAAGAATGAGAGCATTAGGTTTACCTTGTCCATACACAGTTCCACAAATGAATCCATTGCCTTGGACAGAAAAATGGATATCAGGTGGAAACGTACAGGTCGCACCACAAGAAACAGAGATAAGTTCTTATGTGGTTGGTGGTGTAAAACAAGATGTAGATAACAAAACATTAGTAGGATTAAGTTTATGAGAGAATTAGGAATGAGTTTATTAGGTTGTTTAGCGATAGGATTATTTTTTGTCGCAAAGGTATATCCAAATCTAGAGTATAGTGGATATTCATCTGAAACAATGTGTATAGGAGAATGCTACGAGGAATATGTAGCATTAAATGGTACTGCACCTGAAATAGAACAAAGGAAACAAGCATTAGCAGCTGAAGACGAATTCAGTTCCATTAAGGGATTATGGGCTGGATGCGCAGCATGCCACGGAGCAGAAGGACAAGGTAATGGACCTTTCCCAAAACTTGCAGGTCAGAGTTCAGATTATATTGTAAGTAGATTATATGCATATCAAAATAGAGAACAAGTTGGTCCTATGAGTTCAACAATGTGGGCTCAAGCAGGTATGTTATCAGATAGTGATATTACAACAATCGGTAAATTCATAGAGGAGACAATGAAATGATAGAGATTTGGGGTAAGGAACAATGTCCATATTGCGATATGGCAAAAGCTTTATGTGAACAAAAGAAAATGGATTATGAATATAAATTATTATATTTTGATTTCACAAGAGAAGAGATGTTGGAAAAATTTCCAGGAGCAAGAACATTCCCACAAATCATTGTTGATGGTCAAAAGATTGGTGGATATACAGAATTAAAAGAATTAACTGATTTAGAGTTATGATTTTAGACTGCCAATATTGTTACTCTCGTATTGTAATTAAACCAGCAGATGACGAACCGGTCAAGGTAAACTTCTGCCCTCATTGTGGCGAACCAACTGATGATGATATGGATGAATTAAATTTTAATGAATAATTGGCTATATCAAGGTGTAACATTTGAGCCTGGTGAACCTTTTACATATGAAAAATATGGTTCGCATTGGTATGGTTTTGTTTATTGTATTACACACAGAGGAACAAATAAAAAGTATGTTGGCAAAAAATTCTTTTGGTCAAAGAAAACACTTCCTATAACTAAGAAAAGAAAACGCAGAAAAATAACCTATGTTGAATCCGATTGGAGAACATATTATGGTTCGAATAAACATTTAATGGAAGAGGTAAAGGAACACGGAGAGGACTTTTATCATAGAGAAATATTACATTTATGCAAAACCAAAGGTGAATGTGCATATATGGAAACAAAGGAACAATTTGAGAGAGAAGTGTTGTTAAGTGATGATTATTATAATGGAATTATTAATTGCAGAATAGGGTCAAATAGTGTAAAAAACATGTTTACAAAGTGATAAAAGTATGATATAATAGTACTATTATGGCGAAAATATTAAAGTTTCCGACTGGCGAGGAACTCAAACAAAAGGCAGAAGCAAAACAAGTTCAAGATGATTACGCTACAGTCAGAAATGCATCTGACGATTGTGTAGCATCTGCACAGTTTCTACTAGAAATTATGGAAGAGTTTATATTAACAGGAGAAGTATCTCGTGAATTTATGGACATGCAATTCCGTGATGAAACCTTCCAGGAATCAAGAGATATGTTCGTTGTAATAAACATGCTCAATGCTATGTTTCATCGCTATTATGGTATACCACATTCACTTCATAGAGAATTCGATAGGTTATATGTAGCGATTAAGGCAATGGATAAACAAAACACACAAGCAAGAAATGAATTGGACGATAAATACGAAACATTATTTACGCCAGATGATGGAGAAGATGATGATACTACTTGACTATAACCAAATCGCACTATCAAATATTATAGTGCAAAAACTAAATGATGAACAAATGATTCGTCATATGATACTTAACAGTATTCGTATGTATAATAAGAAATATAGAGATGAATATGGCCAAATGGTTATCTGTGCTGATGGTATGAATACATGGCGTAAAGAGTATTACCCACAATACAAGGCAAGCAGAAGAAAGCATAGAGATAATTCAGCTCTTGATTGGACAGAAATATTCAGAATATTACATTTGGTTAGAGATGAAATCAAAGAAAACCTACCATATAAAGTATTACATATGGAAGGCTGTGAGGCAGATGATATCATTGGTACACTCGCAATGCAAACACAAGAGTTTGGTATGCATGAACCAGTTATGATTATTTCATCAGATAAAGATTTTATCCAACTACAAAAATTTAATAATGTAAAACAATTTAGTCCTATACAAAAGAAAACAGTAAAGGACGATAATCCAAGAACATATTTATGGAATCATATATTCAGAGGCGATAGTGGCGATGGTATACCAAATGTGTTATCTGGTGATGATACCTTTGTTACTGAATCAAAACAAACACCTTTGAGACAAACAAAAATAGATGATTGGATTCATAATGCAGAGAGATTAAGAGATGTAATGCCAGAAGAGTACTATAGGAATTATCAGCGTAATAGAAAACTTATTGATTTGGCTGAAATCCCAGAAGAGGTACAACAGAGCATTATAAATACTTTTAATGGACAGAAACCTGCAATGAGAATGAAGGTTTTAAATTATCTCATTAAAAAGAGATGTACTAACTTGATTGAAGTCGTGGAGGAATTTTACAATGGCTAAAAAATTAATATCAGAGGTTTTAACAGAAGCTTCTAAAATAACTAAAAAGGCAGATAGAATCAATTATTTGCGCGCAAACAAAACACCAGCACTTTTGGATATACTAAGGATTGCATTTGATGATGATGTGGTATCTGTATTACCATCAGGAGCTCCAACATTTAATAAAGATGATGCACCTGCTGGGCATGAATTTTTAAATTTACAAAAGGGTCATAGAAGATTTAAATACTTCTTTAAAGGTCCGGTTGCAAATGATACACCAGCATTACGAAGAGAAGGAATGTTTTTATCCTTTATTGAATCCTTACATGGAGACGAAGCTGATTTGGTTATCGCTGCTAAGGATAAATCTTTAAAATATAAAGGTATTACTAAAAAGTTCATAAAGGATACTTTTCCAAATCTAATTGTAAAGTAATGGCTAAATTTGACCCAAAGGAAATAGAAAATTC